GGGATTTAAAGTTGTCTGGTTCAGCTGTAATGACTAGTTTTGCATGGAACGCTCCAGTTAATGACGTTTCTACATTCTCTTGCTCTTTGCAAGGTTCTGGCGCGTTAACAGTTACTACTGTGTAATAATACTTGTTTTCATATTCATTTGATTGAGTTAAGGGGGCTTCGGCCTCCTTTTCTTTTTTGTTGTATATTTGCCATATGAATATTAAAATTAATGGCCAAGAATATCCGATGTTCTTCTCAATGCTTACGATTGAGCGCATCATGGCTGAAAACAAGATGATGGATTTTGATGCTTTGCAAGAGAATCAAAACATGGCTGATTCTATGAAATTTGCACGAGATTGTGCATTTTTTGGCATCGCAAGCGGGATGAAGAAAGATGGAAAGAAAAGCCCATTTCACTCAAGTGAGGAGATAGCAGAATCTATTAATTCTTTTGAAGAGTTACAGCCAGCTATTGATGGATTTACGCAAAGCGTTACCGGTTTTTTTCAACCGAAGGGAGCAGCCAAAGCGAAGAAGTAGGGGCTTCCGAGCCACTTAGTTGGCTTAAAATAAAGCAGATTGCATTTGGTGAATTGGGCATGACTCCAGATTGCCTAGATATGTATTTGCCAGAGTATTTCAGAATAAAACTTGAAGGAGTTAGGAATGCTCAAACTCAGCAGTTTAGAAACGATTGGGAGCGCACTAGATGGCTTGCTACAATTATTTTATCTCCTCATGCAAAGAAAGGCAGGGCTATTAAGCCAAAGGATCTCATAACGTTTGAATGGGAGAAAACCGAATTGAATGTTGTGGAAGTTGTAACAAAATATAAGCACGTATTCGATAAATTGCGACCATGAAGGCGATAAAGGCCGTTTATTACCTATTATCTCAAAGCGAAAGCATTACAGCTAGTATATACCCTCAGAGGATACCTGAGGGTTCTTCTTTGCCAGCTATTGCCCTATCGCAGATTTCTAGAATATCTAACGATACCAAGAAAGAATATAGTAAGAGCGACGAATCTAGAGTTCAAATTACTATTGTTTCAGAAACAGCCACTGCTGCCTATGACTTGGCTGACTCAGTTAGGTCTGCTATGAGGGCTGAAGTTCCTAATTCCTATAATACAGTATTAGTTCAGAATATTTCGTTTGACAATGAAATAACTGATCAAGATGACGATGCGGATGAGCAAGGCTTATTTATGGTTGTTCAAGATTACTTAGTAATGTATAGCACTGTTGGCGTTTCTTTAGGGTCTTTGTTAAAAGAAGATGGAAGTTTCTTACTACTAGAGTCTGGTGATCAAATATCATTATAATGTTTAAAGAATTAAAAGTAATATTATCCGCTTCTATACAGAAATTGAAGCAAGGCATTAAAAATGCTATTGGTGTTGTAAGTGGGGGCGAAAGAAAGATAAAACAATCTACTGACAAGATAAACCAAAGCATGAATAATGCGTTTGGGGGCGATGCTAGAAAAGCAATAGATAATTTAAATAGCAATATAAATAGATTAAAAAGCAACATTGCTAGGTCTGAAAAAGAAATAAAAGAATTTAACGCCCAGTTGATTGACGTTCAAGAAGGCACAGAAGAATATGATAGATTAAATGGTAAAATACGAGGCTTAAAAAGGAACATTAAAGCAAACAAAGACAGTTTAAAACAATTCAATGCCGAACTTCGTGAAAACAAAACCAATCTAGCTAACTCTCGATTAGCAGCGGAAGACAATCAATCAGCCCTTGAGTCTATGTCAAGGACGCTTACGGCTGTTACCGGTGCGGTATTACTTATGGATTCAGAGAACGAATCACTTCGTAATACTATGAAAGTTTTGAACGTAGCCTTTGCTGCTACCAATGCTGTTGTTTCGATTAACAACCTTAGACTTAGGGAGAACCAGTTGTTCTTAAAGGCGAGTGCTGCGGCTAGTAGGGTTTTTGGAACAGCTACTGAAGGAGCAACAGCATCCATGAAAGGGTTTAGAGCTGTACTTGCTAGTTTAGGCATAGGTTTAGTTATAATTGGGATTACGGAATTAGCATCCAAAATATCTCAAATGGTAGAGAAGTCTAGTGAGGCTTCTAAAAGGCAAGAAGAATTTAATAAAGCAATAGCAGAAAGCGGGGAAGAGGTAGCAAGAGTAAGGGAGCTTGTTGACGTTATAGAAGATACATCTTTATCTATAGATTCTAGAAAAAAAGCATTAAAAGATTTACAGTCTATATTCCCAAATTATTTTAAAAACCTTGATGACGAGAAAATTCTTACTGGTCAAATAAAATTAAATACTGAAGACCTAACCAAGGCGATAATTGAAAATGCCAAAGCTAGAGCTATACGAGAAAGGATTGCAAAAAACGAATCTAAAGTTTTAGAAAATTCTTTTAAAATAGAATCAAAACAAGAAGAATTAAATAAAATAAAAAAAGAGGCAGAGGCACAAGATTACAGCTCTGGAAGTGCATCTGAGTTTTACGCAAGCAGAATAAAAAGGCTGACTAATGATTTAAATGAACTAAAAAATTCTAGCAACGATGCTACTCTGGAAACCATAAAACTAGAAAATCAACTTAAAAAGTTAAATCTAGATTTAGACCCATTTACTGGTGGTGGCGGTACTGGTGGTGACGGCAAAACCAAGGCAGTAAAGAAATCTCTTGACCAGATAACTAATGTACAAACAAAAGCATTAATATTAGAAGAAAGGCTAAGGGCAGAGCAAGAGAAGAAATTCTTAAAAACAGAAGAAGAAAAAGAAAGGGCTGCTATTGCTTCTGAGGAAAGGATTTTACAGATAAGGAAATCACGCTTACTTCAAGACGCACAAGCTCAAAATCTAAGCGCTAGCCAAATAGCAGCAGCTTTAAGATCTTTAGAGCTTGAAGAGATAAAGCTACAGAATAACAAGAGTGCTAGAATACAAGCTGCTGTAAATAAAGACACGGGAGGAGCTTTAGCCGGTGAGAAGTTAAAGTATGATCAAACCAAAGAGGCTTTGGAGGGTTCTTTGGCTTTAGAGGATAGAATAACTAATCAATCCCTATCGAATTTAGCTACAGCATATCAAAATGGACTAATAGATCAAGAAACATATGAGTTAGCAAAACTTGAATTGCATCTTGAGGGCTTAATGGCTAGAAAGAAAACCTTGATCGCATTTGGAGAAGACATAGCCAAGATAGAGCAACAAATAGCTGATACACAATTAAAAATACAGAAAAAGTCCAATAGTGATATTGTAAATTTATCTCAACAAACAGCTGTTGATATTAGCCAAGTAGTATCTAGAGAATTCTCAAAAGTAGGTCGAGATATTGCCGATGCTCTGAGTGATGCTTTTTCTTCAGCTTTTGAAGAAACTTCCGAAATGGCTGCATTGGATATTGAAATTCTTAAAAAACAAAACGAGGATCTTCGATACACGATGCAAGATGCCACCAAGAGTCAATTGGAGCAATTGCAAGCCAAAAAGCAGTTAATGGAGAACGAGGCCAAGATAATGGAAGCAAGTCAATCCACTCTTCAATCTGTTAATGAAGCATTTTTAACTTCATTGGCTAGTTTCTTAGATGCTATAGGTAAAGGCCTGATCGCTGCTGCCGCTGCAAAAATAGCGTTAGACAATTTAGCAGCAGATCCAGTTACTGCATTAATAGCTGGTGTTGCTGCAATTGCTGCTGCTGCCTTTGTTAGATCTAGGATAAATCAAGGGGTTGCTTTCGCGGACGGAGGTATTGTTAGCGGGCCTACACTTGGTCTTGTTGGTGAGTATCCGGGAGCAAGCACAAATCCTGAGGTTATTGCCCCATTGGATAAATTAAAAAGCATGATTGGTGGAGGTATGGCGGAAGGTGGCTATATTGCGGAAACTAGAGTAAGCGGAAGAGATCTTGCTTTAGTTTTAACTAGATATAATAACGACAAACAGAGATCTTAATGCGTAAATATTACGGAGTCACAGAAACGATTAACGGCAATAATTATACCGTAGAAATTTGGGATGAGCCAACTGGCTCGTCTACTACTGGAGATCAATTAAACATGGCCTATCCGGGGTTCACCTTGCAGTACGATGGAGAGGGTGATAAGTTATGGGAAAATCCTATAAGAGGCTCTAGAGTTAAAGCCAATTTTGTAGTAAGTGAAACTGCGGATCATACATTTTTTAGAAACCTTGCTGTAGAAAATGAAGGCGATGTTGCGTTAATTATATATAAAAACACAGACCTATATTACGTTGGTAGGGTTATTCCAGACCAAATGCAGTACGAGAGAAGGCCAGAGAAAAATACAGTATATACTATTACTGCAACTGACGGGTTGAGTTTGCTTGATAAATTTAAAGTAGAGTATGACTGGTTTGATTCAAGTACTGAAAGAATAAGTATTTTAAATTTAATAAGAAATAGTTTAGCGAAAACCGCAATACCAGCATATTATGATCATCTAGGATACGGATCGAATTATTTAGTTGATGCTTCTATAGACTTCCCTATTGGAGATTTTGATAGACTGAATATTTTAGAGGTAAACATGAGTAGTACGATAGAAGACTTAACGTCTTTTATGAATCAAAATACCTTAGAGCCAAATGAGAATTTATTTATAGACTGCAAAACAGCCATAGAGAGGCTATTGAGGATGGTCTACTCTAGGATAATATACACTAATAGCAGATACTATATTTACGACCCTATTGAGTATGCTGAAAACGCACAAAGTATATCAGTAGAATACGGAACTGACGGGACGCAAACTGCTAAAATTTCTACACTTCCACAATATGCCGTTGGAGATGGAGTTAGGCCTTGCTTTGAAGCCTTCCCAATATTTACACATCAGCCAGCAGTAAGAGAAATTAGGCAAACGTTTACTAGGCAAGCTATTAATAGGTTAATTAGGCCATTTAATCTACAAGCCGCCACTGCTATGACTTTATCAACTCCAACAATTGGGTATGTGGCTGGAGAGGAAAGAGAGCTAATAGTAAAAGCAATTTTAAAGTTTTATTCAATTGGGGCTACAACGCCTCCTCCTCAAAAGTATGCAGAAATAAATTTTAGAGTCTACGTAGATGACGGGTCTTTTGGGTATAGATACTATGACTATCAAAATCAACAATGGACTGGATTCCAATCTACAATACCTCCATACGAAAGGGTAAGATGCGAAGTCATAGACTATGAAGCAAAAGGTTCTAAAATAGCTCAATTTACATTAGATTTTCAAAGAAACTTTATACCTCCATCAGCTGGGGAGGATGTAGTCATTGATATCTCTATAGGCCAATTATCATGGAATTGGGCAACTGGAACTACAAGAGGCCTTTTAAACTTGCATGGATGCTTATATATGTACGAAAAAGATAGCGCCCCAATGACTGTTCGTAATTACTTAGATCCAGCCTTATTGTTAAAACCAACTGAATCTGAAGATTTTCAGACTGTCTATGGATATGAGTTTACATTGAATTCACTAAAAGGTATAGGCACTATATGGAATGCCAGTACTAGTAACCCATCTAATATAACAGCATCCACATGGGCTACAAGGCAATTAGCTTGTTATGTAGAAGCCCCTAAAGTTGCAAGCGCTACTCTTATTGATGATGGTGGATATTACCCATTATTATCTCCTCAATTCGATTCGGATAGTTATATATTTAATGGTGGCACATTCAATGCTCAAGATGAAAGTTGGGATTTTGAAATATTAAAGATAGCTCAAGATGTTGCTGCCATACAAAGTGATGAGTTGGATTTTCAAGATACCGCTGGAGGTAACGGTCAACAAAACGATGCTGTATTTAGATTAATACAACAAACCAACATTCTCAGAGATTCAGTAAGCAGCTTTGATACCTCACTTCCTACGGACATCATGAGGCTATCTCCAGATACGCCAACCACGCAGCCAACCATAGACACGTACTTTAATCCGGTAATAGTTTATGATGCGACAGACGAGGTTCTTGAGTGGAACGTGCAAGAGATGGGCAAGGTTCAGTCATTGACTGGAGGGAGTCATAATTTAGACGTTAGTGCTGAATTAATAGTGTGTGATTCATCATCTGAAAATATAATCATAACTCTACCATCACCTAGTTCGGTTAAAGGACGTAAGTATATATTTAAGAAAATATCCTCATCACACAATGTACAACTAAACGGAACTATTGATAGCGCTCCTAGTTATTCATTTAATTCATTATGGGAGTCGATAACTATAATGAGCGATGGCACTGAATACTATGCGGTAGGTAGATACCACTCGTAAAATGTAACGACTCTATAGCTCAATAAGCATACATTCGTGGTATGGCTGATCAGAAAATTAGCGAATTAACGGCTATAACCACAATAGACGATGCTGACGTACTACCTATAGTAGATAGTTCTGTATCTACGACTAAAAAAGCATCTGTAACTCAGATAAAAGCATTATCACCTGTTCAAAGCGTAGCAGGTAAAACTGGAACTGTTACCCTTGCCAAAGGGGATGTTGGACTCTCTAATGTTGACAATACAGCAGATGCGGACAAGCCTGTAAGTTCTGCAACTCAAACGGCTTTAAATGCTAAACAAGATACTTTAGTAAGTGGAACTAATATAAAGACTGTAAACTCCAATTCTTTACTTGGTAGCGGTAACATTGAGATATCTTCATCAGTTGCATGGGGAGGCATTACAGGCACTTTATCAAGTCAAACCGATTTGCAGTCAGAACTTGACGGTAAAGAGGACACCATCACTGGAGCAGCGACAACCATCACAGGAACTGATTTAACGGCTTCCAGAGCATTAACATCAAGTGCAACGGGCAAGGTTGAAGTTTCTGCTGTTACTTCCACAGAGTTGGGATATCTTGACGGGGTAACTTCTGCAATACAGACACAGATTGATGGAAAAGAGGCAACGATTACAGGTGCGGCAACTACTATAA